TTTGCAGCACCTAAAGATGTTCCAGCATCACTTGATATTGGTTCAACATAAACATTAATATCTTTTGAAATATTATTAATGATGTGATAATTTGCAACACAGTTTAAAAAATATCCACCAGATAAACAAACGTTTTTGCAACCTGTTTTATTCACCATTTCTTCAATATATCTTGCGACTTTCTCTTGAGTTTCTTTTTGTAGTTTAAAAGCAAGATTTGCTCTGGTCTGAAACTCTTCAGTTTTTAAGTATGAATATTTTTCCGCGTTCAAATAGATATCAAATACATCTTTCCCAACTTTGAAAAGTTCGGTATTAATAAACTCATCTCTATAAATGTCAGGAATATTGGAGTCTTCTTCTCCATAGGATGACATGCCCATAACTTTTCCAGCATCAAGTCCATGATAACCAAAAAACTTTGCTACAGTGTTAAATACATATGCTTCACCTAGATGATTTGATACTGTTGTTTTATCATTTATTTTTATGCTTATTTCGTGCGGAAATATAACTCTATTCTCTACTAAATCAAATTTATCTGGATACTGTGCAAGAAAAACTGAATTGATTTCTCTACCATAACTATCTGCAGAAAATTTATTGTGGTTGATTGGATAATCAGACCCCACACCATCTTTTATAATACAGATTGCTTCACCAAACCCAGAATTATAAAAAGCACATGCAGCATGTAGTTGATGATGAAACATCCCCATGTCTGCAGTTATAACTTCTTTTTTAAGAAAAGATCTATGCTGGTTTCTTATAAATGTAGTATATAAATCACTTTCTGCATACACATCTGCTTTAACTGTTTTTGTTAATCCAGCAATTGCAATGTGATCCACACTATCAGTATAATTTTGTAGTTTTGATAGAGCACCAAATGCATACCAATCATATTTAATGTTACTCAACCTTTCATTTTCTAAATGAAAGACAATATCTCCATCTCGCAATAGAGAAACTGATGCATTATGTCCCCTATTTACTCCTACCGTATACATACTTTTTTATTAATTATCTGGATTATATAATAATTAAATTATTTTGTAAATAAAAGACACTTAAAAAACTGGCACACAGACCTTCCAGAAAACCACTGGGAGGTTTTATAGTAGGTGGAGACACACAAAACCGATGAGGTTCTCCACACTGGACAGATTGATTTTTGTCACATCCTTTATGATCCTGATGAACTGGGGTGTTAGAATCTGTAACGTAGCAATCAACGCAGTATTCTGATGCTTACATTATACACCAGCGGATACAATTACAGCAAGAGACGCTGCGAATCAATTGTAAACTGGTTTATTTCCAAACATCTTCCAAGACATCATCTTGAGATTGTTGTCAATCATCGTGGTATGTTACGCGATGGTGTTTATGGTTGGGTTGGAGTAACTGATTGTGATTATCGTCCAAGATCATTTGAGATTGAGATGCACAATCAATTGAATCCAGATCATTACACTCAGACACTCCTACATGAACTCTGGCATGTTTATCAGCACGTTACGGGTGTTCTTAAGGATAAGTACGGTAAGAGGCACTGGAGGGGCATAGACTACTCTCTGACGGACTATAATGATCAACCATGGGAACAACAAGCATTTCAGATGGAATCAGTTCTCTATGAAGAATATCTGGACTACTTGACAACTCTCTGATAACTCTGTACAATTACCTTTGTGGAGGTTCAAAAAACTATGATCTCAATGAAAGCTCCTAAGACTAAGAAACGCTTTGTGAATGTAGTTCCAAAGAGTTCAAAAGCAAAAAACCGTTTTATCAATCAAATGGATTCTCTTCATGCAATGGAGATTGAACAAGAAACTGACAATGAATACTTTCTAATTTCAATTAATCGTGTGTATTGCTTCTGGATTCCTAAAAATGGAAATGAACATTGGGAGATTCTGACTAAATAAAGGTGCTCTAATAAGGTCGCACTTTTAGAGAAGGGCAGAGAAATCTGCCCTATTTTATTATAAATATTATTGCGACCTTAATTTAGAAGCAGATGGAATACTACACTTACGCATATTTGCGTGAAGACAGAACTCCTTATTATATTGGAAAGGGAAGTGGATTTAGAATGTATGATGATAGAGGAAAGTCTTGTTATAAACCAATTGATAAAAATAGAATCATAATACTTAAATATTTTGATATAGAATTTGATGCGTTTAAGCACGAAATGTATATGATTTCTGTTTTCGGTAGAAAAGATTTAGGAACTGGTATTCTTCATAATAGAACTGATGGTGGTGATGGATGTAATAGAGTAATCACAGAAGAAACTAGAGCAAAAATGAGTGAGTCTCAAAAAGGAAAAAAACTCACAGAAGAACATAAGAGAAAGATTAGTGAATCTGGTAAAGGAAGAAAAGTTAATGATGAAAGTAGAAAAAAATATTCTGATGCAGCAAAGAAAAGGTGGAGTAAAGACAATGATTGTAGAAGGGAAAAATTAATACAAAGAAATAAAAGTGATGAAAATATAAAAAAAGTAAGTTATACACAAAAAAATAAATGGGAAAGCAAAAGTGATTTGGAAAAAGAAAAAATTATTAAAAATTTAATCGATAGAAATAAAAGTCAAGAACAAAGAAAAAAATTGAGTGATGCAAATAAAAAATGGTGGAATCAATTAAACGAATCTATAGATGAAAGAAAAAGAAAACTTATAGAAAAAAATAAGTCATATAAGGGAATGTTATTTTGGAACGATGGACAAAACCAAATTAGGAGTGTAGAATGTCCTGGTACAAATTGGAAAAGAGGGAGACTAAAGAAGAGTGATTTCTGAGGTTATTCTTATTGCACAATTAACCTGCGGTACGACAACGTACTATGGGTTAAATGATAATACTCATGGACAAACTACTGCAAATGGAGAACGATTTAATGCTTATATGTGGACAGCAGCACATCCTTATCTACCCATGGGCACAAGGATTAGGGTTACAAACCAAGACAATGGTAAACAAGTCATCGTAAGAGTAAATGACAGGGGACCATATTCACACGCTGATTTGGATCTTTCTTATGCTGCTTTTGCTCAAATTGCTTCTGTGAAAAAAGGAAACGCTGTTGTTTGTTGGAGGATTGTTGGATGAAAAAACTTCTGATTCTTGCTGCACTTTTGTTCTCTTCTCCTGCTTTTGCTCAAGAGACTAAAACTTATCGTCCATTTCGTTATGAAACTGCATGTGGAATTGAAAAAGATGATCAATTCTATGATGATACTTGTGTGGTAATTGAAACACGAGAATCAAATGGTGCTCTACGCACTCGTAATATCTTTTCCAATCGCTTTGGATTGACAATCAAATCACGTTTCGATAAAGAAAAAGGTTTCGTTCAGTGGGACTCTCATAATAAATTTGAATATTCTTGGTCATATAAATCTGGAGGAATTGGATGGACTATGGTAATGCCCGGATTCCTAGTAGAAAATATTTCTTGGGACTAAATAACTCTGCCTGATTAAGGTTAACTGCAATTTATCTTTTCAGGTTAAAAGAGAGGGTGACCTCTCTTTTTTAATATAAATATCTTTGCAGTTAACCTTATAATTACGATGCCTAAAGGCATAATTTACTGTGCTCATTGTATTCCAACAGGAAAAAAATATATTGGAAAAACACTTAAGTGTTTAGAGAGAAGAAAGTCCTCACACAAAAGTGCTGCAAAGTATGAAAAAAGAAATTTAAAATTTTATAATGCTATAAAAAAATATGGATGGAATTCTTTTATATGGGGAGTAATTGAAGAATGTGATGTAGAATTACTAAATGAGCAAGAAGTATTTTGGATAGACAAATATAATACCTACTATAAAGGATACAATTCTACTTTAGGAGGTGACGCAACAAATCCAACTTGCTTTAAAAAATTTAAATTTAAATCTCCTAGTGGGGAAATATTAGAAGGAGAAAATATTGCAGAATTCTGTAGAAACTATAATTTAAGTTCTTCATCAATGGGATGTGTTTTATCTGGAAAAAGAAAATCTCATAAGGGTTGGACATTACCCGAAACCAAAGTTTATGGATATGAATTAAGAACACTCAAAATTGAAAGAGAATTTACAATACAAAGTCCTGATGGTACGATTATAACTGGTAAAAATGTAACAAAATTTTGTAATCAATATAATTTAAACCCTGCTAGTATAATTAATGTTTTAAATGGAAAGTATAAATCATATAAAAAATGGAAACTTACAAAAACAAATTTAATAAGTCATAAATCTAGAATTGAAAAAATATCAAAAGAATTTGTTATTATGAGTCCCGATCAAACTATTATAAAAGAAAAAAATATTAAAGAATTTTCTAAAAAATATAATTTAATTCCTGGAGAAATATCAAGAGTTTTGTCTAAAAAAATAAAATCCCATAGAGGTTGGAAATTACCAACAATAGATACAAATCAAAACGTGAGCTGGGATTAGTCTATTAAATAGTAATCAAATACAAAAGTAAAAATGAACGAAGAATCTCAAATTGACAAGTGGAATCGTGGAGTGACTCTTTTTGAAGAAAGTGTATTGAAACCTGATTCAGAACTTCGTAACTGTGCTCATAACCAACTTTGTTTTCACGAGTTGATGGCAGTTCGTGAACAAGTTCTGCAATATCTTAAGACTCTAAGACAATGAGTTCATATACATTTTGGTTTGCTATTTTTGCTTTGTTTACCTATTTCATAGTTACGGATAATAGTGTAGCGAGGGCATTTTATATGCTAACTCAACTGGCAAAAGTACAATATGAAAAAACAAAATGGTGGATACTACATAATCCAGCAAATCCAATTGTAAAGTATTTGATATGGCGTAAGTCTATGAAACTTGCAGAAGAACTCATGAGAGAGTTTGAGGAAAAACAATGAAATATCTCATTCTCCTCTTACCTTTTATCACTCTTCCTGCAAGTGCAATTACTTGGAAAGAATTTTGGGAACCTTTTGAACCAAGAGTTTATTATAGAGAACCAGTTTGCACTGGAGTTGTGTATCGTGAGGAATATGTTCCAGGAGATAGGTGGAGACCTGGATATGTAAGATCTTGGAAAGAGAGAGTAAGAGTTCCTTGTTGGCCCAGATATTGAACTGTCACAAGACCCCTTGATTTCTGATTGAAGGGGTCTTATAGTATGTGCGTACAAATCAAGATCAATGACCTACAAAGCAAAACTCAAAGTTCAATTTGATACTGAATGGACTCCTACTTATGGTGGGTCTGGAATGTATGATGATGAAACTCTTCCTGAGGAGCATTATACTTTTGAGATTCCTTGTGAGGACATTAACACTATTCAACTGTTCCGTTTCTTTGGTACGATTGCCCGCACAATGGGACATAATGAAATTGGTATTATGAAAGGTGCTTGTTCGCTTGCATTTAATGATACGCGAAGTGAAGAGGATATGAAAAAGATTGCTTATGAGTTTGACCTTAAACTCTCTGAAGAGTATTCAAAAGAATTTGCTGAGATGCAGGATGAGATTTATGATCTGAAAGCAAAACTCTCACGTTGTGAGAATCCTGATAATCCTCAATATACTGATGAGGAAATGGATGCAATGACAGCAGAACAGTATAAGTATAACGGATGGAATGGTCTTGTTCCTGGTTCTCCTGAAGCAGTTGAAAAAAATTGTAAGTGTCCTGTAATGGATAATGAAGATATGCCTGAGGATCGTAAATGGGTAAATGGTGATTGTCCTCTTCATGGTAAAGCAAAATGAAACTTCTTCAATATGGTGTGAGAAACGATTACGGCCGAGAATACTATATGACTCTTTGTACTGGAAGGCATTATTCACTTCTTCAATTTGCGATTGATTATGGTGAGTATGGAAAATGGATTGAATTGCCTTATCTTCAAATCTCTATGGGTTATGGTAGGTTATTCTCCTTCCTATTCTCCATTGGTAGGGTAGGATTTACTTTTGATATTGCTGGTAGAAACTGGAGAGACGAACTCTTTTACTCTCAACCAAACGAAATTACTAAAGACTAAACTATGAGTTTTTCAAAGACTATTTCTGTTGTTGCTGCCCTCGCTAGTATTTTTGCTGCTGGTGCTGCTGGTTGGAAACTGGCAAATGAAAATCAATCTCAACCTGTAGATCAAACACAAGTAGAGCAAACACAAGATGTTTCTGCTTTTGAAGAAAAAATTAATGACCTTGAAAAACAACTAGAAGAAGTTAAAGAACAACCAAAACCTGTAGTAATACAACAACCTACTGTTCTTCTTCCTCCTCTTCCACCTGTCCCTGAACCTAAACCTGGAGAAATTGAATGACTTATCTTATCATCTAACTAAATAATAATATCTGTTAAGGCGGCAATCTCTACAGATAAGATTAGGTGCTCCTTGAGCACCTTTTCTATTATAAATAGTAATGCCGTCTTAATAGAATATAAATGAACTACCTTAAGGTTTATTGTAATCTTATCAGGAAAGCAGAAAATAGAACTCCTCCTGAAGGATATACAGAAAAGCATCACATATTTCCTAAAAGTATTTTTGATAAAAATAATAGAGTTGTTGTTCTTACTCCAAGGGAACATTATATTGCTCATGCACTGCTTGAAAAGATTTGTATCAAAAGATATGGAATTGATAATGAAAGAACAAGAAAAATGACATATTCTCATTTTATGATGAAAATTGGAAAGGATGGGATTCATAAAAGATATTATAATTCTTTTTTATATGAAAATTTAAAAAATAGGTGGAGAGAATCATTATCTGGAAAGAATAATCCATTTTATGGTAAAAAACACACTGAAGAAATGGTAAAATTTTTTAGTGAAAGCCAAAAAGGTGAAAATCACCATAATTATGGTAAATCTCTTTCTGCGGAACATAGAAAAAAGATTTCTGATGCTCATAGAGGAAAGAGAAAACCAATGCTAACTGATGAACATAAGGAAAAACTTAGACAATCAAGCACTGGAAGAAAACATACTGAAGAAACAAAATTAAAAATGAGTTTATTGAAATCCGGAGAAAATAATCATAACTATGGCAAAGAATTGACTCTAGAGTGTAAAAGAAAATTGAGTGAAAATATGAGAAATAAAAAATGGTGGAATAATGGAAAAATATGCGTAAGAAGTGAAAAATGTCCCGGTAGTGGTTGGATTCATGGTCGCAAATTAATATGTGACACTTGACGAACTGCCACACACCTACTTGATTTTATTTTGTGTTTTTGGTATTATGATATTGTAAAAAATGGAGGAAGAACTATTTCTGGCGGGCATTTCAACGATTGTGGTTATGAATACTACAAAGTATCCCAGTTTGCTGATGAGCTGGAAGCAGAAATCCAAAACAACGGCAGAGAAGGATCTAAAGAAGACCATTATGAATGGTATCCTAATCACGAACCAGAAGTAATTGAGTATCTCAAAGAACAACTACCAAAGATGCGTAAGATGGCAGAGATTATGCGTCACATTGATTATCTTTATAGTGGAGATCACGGTGATGACAGTTTCATGGAGCGTGTGAAGGAAGTAGAAGAGGAATACAAGGACACTTGAATAACTGGCACAGGGCATCTTCACAGGTGCCCTTTTTGCCGTATAATAACTTCAGTTCAAACAAAGCGATGACCACCATCACTCAAGAGCACTGGGACACACTCTACACCAAACTCTATGAGGCATATGAAGAGTGCAGCAAAAACTATGATGAGACTTACCGACAAATGATCGGTCAAGTTCTGGATCACATGATCTACAACAAACCTTATCTGAACATCAAATGATCAGAGCAATTCTCAATCAGTTTCCAGTTAAGTATGGAACTTACACTGCTGAAAACAACAAGATCCGCCGAACATTTTCCAACGGTTTCAGTTACATCGTAGAAGAATTTAACTCACCAGAAGAAGCACAACGTATCG